CAGGGGGTCTAGGTGGAGATAGTTGAACATTTCTAGCTTCAAAAATACTTGCGTTGTAATTTTCACTAGTTGTATTTAAACTTTCTGTTGATTTTTTAAAGAAAAATAAATCTTGAAAAGCTCCCCATCTATTTAAAAAAGTAATTTTATTAACTGGATATTTACACTCTTCAATTTCTCTTAATTTTATTATGATAATATTTGCACCAGAAAGAGAAACCACCGCTTCATCTACTGTACCAACAGCACTATTAAATTGTATATATTTTATTTTTTGGCCACTATATCCAGTATCAGAAATGTTAAAAGATTGCACAAGAGAACCATTGTAATTGAATGTAACATTATCTACAGTTTCATTATTAATAGGTAAGTATATATGTTTCCCTTTATTATATTCAAGGTAATTTTCACTAATTAAAGCTTGTTTTTGTCCTGTGTAATTAACACCTTCCTTAAATGTATTGTACCCTTCTTGAGCTAAATATGTTGTTGTGGTTACATTTCCAATTGGCGCGCCAGCTAGTGTGCTTGCGCTTGTGCTTACAATAACCCAAAGCGATTGATAAATAGCAGAAGGTAAACTTGTGTAGTTTTGAATAAAAGAATCGTTTACAATTTCGCTAATATCAAAACTAACCGATGTTTCAGCTCCTAATGGTTTTTTATTTAATATATATAAATTTGACGCTGGGCTGCAAGGTGTTAGTTCAGTTAATGAACCTACTTTGATAGATATTTGTATTATAAAATAACCTAATGTTGCATCTGTTTCTTCTGGTGTTCTTATAAAGTAAGGACTTCTTGTTCTTATTATTGTACTCATTTTATTTCTAAATTATCGTTTAAAAAACCATCTAACATATCATCTTCAAATAATGGTAATGCTTCTTCAAATGGCTTTGTGAAAAACATACTTGCTCTAATTCCTTTTCTAAATATACTGTTTGCTATTATAAAACTTAATGACTTTCTTGTAATAAATCTTCCAGTTTTTTTATCTCTACCTTGTATGTTAGATTGTTTACTCCACTTTTCAAATACTTCTGCTGGTGGTCTTTTATTAGTGTATTTAAATGGACTTGCTGAACTTTCTGGATATGTAGATTTAGAACCTTTTACTCCTTGATCTAAAAATTCTCCATACTTTTCGCTAAGAAAAGAAACCTTATTATCTTTTATTGTATATTCAATGCTTTTAGATAATGCACCAGATTTATTGTGTGAACCATACTTACCACCTTTTTCAAGATTTTCTCTTGATTTTTTAACAACAAACTTTGCATATTTTTCTAATGCTTTTCTAAATTCACTCATTAGCAATAAGTCATTTCATCTTTAGTACCAACATCAAAAGATACCGCCCATCCAGCTAACATATTATCAAATCTTTCTGTAAATGGTTCGCAAGATGCTGTATTAATTAATTCAAATTTATCTCTGTATAAATCGCTTTTTTGCAATACTCTCATAACTCTTGTTGCTAATGCTAATTGAGTATTTAATATATCTTGTCTATTGTCATTACCTCTATATAAATCTGTAACTTGCTCGTTACTAATATCTACTAAATCCATAAAAAATATAGTCATATTAAAAGTTACATAATTGTTGTTTATTGTAGCACTATTTATCATTACGTGTGATAATGGAAATAAACTTTGTTTTTTTAAATCTATGTCTGCTATATCTCCAAATGTAATTTCGTGGTTAAATGGTTCTGCTGTAACAACTTCTTTTACTTTATCTATTATATTATAAAAACTATTCATATTGCTTTCATATAAGTTGGTGTATGTTCTCCTAGATCTTGTTCAACAAATTCTTCTAAATTATCTATTGCATAATCAAAATCTAAATTTTCTTTTTGTATTAATATATCTAAACAAATCCAGTAGTCATATATTGCTTTTATTGGCTTTCTTACTGTAACTCCTAAAAACGCTTCTTCAAATCCATCTACCAGAATTATATGATTATTTTCATTTAATAAATCACGTTCTGTAAGTTCTTCTAATATATCATCTTTTGTCATCTTCTATTTGCTTTTAATATATGTTGTTCTAATTGGTATTTATCTTTTTCAAAGGCCAAGTGCATTAAACAGGTATGGAGTTTTGTTTTGGTAATTTCATCGTATTTAAGAATGTTTCCATTAGTGAGGCCATAGATGGATTGATACCAACCCCATTTTGCAGAGAATCCCGCAGATGCTGTGGTAGCTCTACCTCCTCCTGAGTCGCTAAATAATTCAGTATATGATTCTGTAATTCGTTCCTTAAATTGTAAAAAAAAACAAGCGAACCAAAAACTATATCTAATGTTGTGTTTGTCATATCGTATTTATCAGAACTTTCATAATCCTCAACTAAATACTTTTCTTTTTTACTAAATGTAATTGGTCTAAATAAAACACCTATTGCTTTGTGCATTAATTCCCAATCTGCAAGGTATGTATCTAAATCAACATATTCCCCAAAAGTCATATCATCCAGTTTAGGTATGAATCCAAACTCTTTATTATTTAAAGTAAACCTATTAATGAATTTAGGTTCTTGTTGAAATAGCTTTGTAATGTCTTCACATATTTGGTTTATATCAGTAGCTTTAATTTGTAAAACACTTTTAAGTGGTATATCACAAAAGATCTCAATCATCTTTTGCTGTAAGAAATTATCCATTTCTTTACCATCTGATATTTTTAGCCACTTTTGGTATTGCTTTAAAGTAACTTCATTTAATGCTTCTGGAATATTAATTGTGATATTCATATACTATAAACGTTTTAATTGGTTAATCGTTATATACGAATGTAATGTTTTTTTCTTTTCTTTTCTTTTCTTATCTTATCTTTATGCTTAGCGAAAGTGTAGCGAACGCTTAATAAAAGTGATATTCCCCTTGATTTGGATTCTGTAATTGGTAACTAACTGCATAACGTAAAGCATCTATTGCGTGATTCCAGTTATCACAAGGAGTTTGGCTTTTCTTTTCTAACCAAACATAGTTATTAAGTTCCTTAATTAAATCTGTGCTTTCTGGATCTATTATTAAATCATAATCTTGTAGTAAACTTATACCGTAATTAACACTTCCTTGTCCTTTAATTGCTGGAACTACACTACCAAATTTATTTAACTCATTTATTAATCTTGGTTCTGCTGAATCTCCTATTATTAAATTATCCTCTGCAAACTTACTGTTAAGTTGTCCTATGTCGCTTGTAGTTAACTTTGTTTGGTAGAAACATAGCTTTATATATATAATCTTTTTTTCTTTATCTATGCTAGTTTTTACAAGTGTTGTCGGATCGTTGCTAAATCCATAATCTTGTCCAAATACAGGTTTGCTTATTTCTCTAAATTCTCCTAAACTCCAATTACTGAAAATAACTCCTTCTGCTTTTTCTAACCAAGCACCTTCAATAGTATGTTTATAGCGTTGAGGTCTACGATCTTTCATTTCATTAATTCTATTAATATAACTTTGTGAAAGGTGTTCTATATTATCCAAGTATGTAGAATGACAGTAACTTGTTTCTCCTTTTATTCCAGAATAACCAGCTTGCACTCCAGCGTTCTCATAAAATCTTTGGTAAATCCAATGTTCTTTAGTTGAGGGGTTCATTACCATTACAACTCTATTTCTTGCTCCCTTTTGTCTTACTGAAAAATCTATTTTATCAAATACATCTTCATCAACCATTTCTTCAGCTTCATCTATTATCCAAGTTGTTATACCTTGTAAAGATTTAAGATTTGCTGTTTGGTCACCAGAGCTTGTTTTAATACCTCTAAATAAGATCTTGCTACCAGTTTCAAGGTTAGTTATTTCATTGCTTGTTATATGAAATAAATGCTCCCACTCCATTAATTCTATTTTTTCCTTAAACTCTGGTATAATAGAAATAGATGCAGACCTTAATGTATATCTTGTGAATAATATCTTATGTTGACATTTATTATCAAAAGAAAGTACAAGAGTATTTAAAGCAACTGCAAAAGATTTTCCAGAACCACGACCACCAGTTAATAAATAGTATCTTGTATTGTTAGGAAATATATTAAATTTCTCATTTAGCATTATTGCTTAGTTTCTTCATCATTTCATCAAAGTCAAAACCAACATTATTAGTGTTAATGTCAACAGTATCTTTTGCTGTTCCGTAACCAGAATCCATTAGTGCTTTATAAGCTGCTACATCTCCATCCATAGCTTTTCGTATTAATGCTAATGTAATAACATCTTCTTGTGTTAATATCTCATATTCTCCAGTAATAGGGTTTTTTCCTTTTCTTGTAGCTTCTAACCACCTACGAGCAATTGTACTTCTATTTAATGTGCCTTTAGGTCTTCCAGATGGATTACCAGATTGACCTTTTTTAAATTCATATTTTTTAATATTATTTTTTGTATTCATTTTTTATAAATTTATTTAATGTTATATTATAATCATATCCTAATTCATTTAATATTGTCTTTATTTTTCTATTTGGAAAACTTTGACTTGCGTAACCTAATGAAAATATAAAATTTTTAAAAGTAACTAAATCAATATTATTTTTTTTTGATAGATATTTTATTATTTCTTTTTTTGATTTTTCTTTTCTTATTCTTTGAAAATTATTATTATTTTCAAAAGATCCTAATTTAGTAAAGTATTTATCTATATTTTTTGAATGATTTTTTAATGTTAATTTTATTTTATTTTTATAATTATAATTTCTAATATTATTTTTTATTATATTTCTTAATATATTTAATTGCTCATCTTCATTATTAAATAAATATGGATAATTATTACCTACTAATTCTGGAAAAGTACATCTATTTGGTAAAACTGTTATTTGATTATTCATAATTGATTCTGTAATACTTATACAATATGTTTCGTGTATACTATTTATTGTATTACAATGACATTTGGATAATTCTTTTATATAATCACTATGTTTTGTAAAAGATTTTACAATACAATACGGTTTTTTATTTATGGTATTTATATTATCCTTATCACCTGCTGTAATAATAACCTGAAAATCTAATCCTTCATTCCATAATTGGTCAAACTGATTAAAAGTAGATTTCCAATTTTTATATCCATCTAATCTATGATTATATATAAAAGTAAATTTTTCATATTTTTTTGTACTTTCTATATTATTTATATATCCACCTAAATTTATAATGCTTTTTTCTTCTAATATTTTTATTTTATCTTTATTAAGGATATCATTAGCTTCTTCAAGTAACATATTATAACAATAATTTGTATGAAAAAAATTTATATCCGCACCTAAACTACCTATAATTTGATCATATAAAATATGCATACAAGGTAAATAACTTGTTTCTTTTTCTAAACTTCTATGTATAACGTAATGATGATAATTAAATACTTTAAATTTCATATGTTTACTTAAAGTATCTTGAAAATACTTAAAATGATGTCCTTGCTCAACTACATTATTCCATATAATATCAAAAGCATATTTCTTAAATAATTCCCTAAATATATTACAATTAAAATTTATAACTTGATGTCTCTTTGCCTTTGGCATTGGCATTTTAATAATTTTTACCAAAGAATTAATATCATCTTTTATATATTTTCTATTAGAATCAATTAATAAAAAAAAATTATATTTTTTAGTTTTTAATAATTCATTACATAATTGTTTTATTATTATATAATTTGAATCTGAATTTAAGTTATCTATTGATAACATTGGATATATTAATATATTTAGTTTTGTATTTTGCATATTACATTTGGATATTTTTTTATAAAATTTTGAAATTCAATTTCCATTTTTTCATATTGATAATAAGGCATTGATAAATTTATATTTACATTATTATTTTGCGATATTTCTTCATCTTCAATTATTTCATCATCATTAAAATCATCATCAAATTTCATTATATCCATTCCCCATTCTTCAAGTTTATCAACATCCCATTCATTAGCAATCATATCCCAATCCCATTCACCAAATCCAACATTATCTTTAACTATAAATTCACGCTGTTGTTCCGCTGTTAATTGATCTGCTTTAATAATATGCACTTCTTTTAATCCAGCTTCTTGACACGCCTTTAAACGCATATTACCACCCAGCACAAACATATCTTCGTTAACTACAATTGGTCTAATTTCCAACATCTCTGGAAACTCTTTTATTGACTTTACTAACTTATGAAATTTATTGTCCTTTATTAATCTCGGATTGTCTGGGTTCCTCTTTACTTTGGTTATTTTTATTTTCTCTGTTTTCATCTTTAAAAAATTTCAATAGTTTCTTTTCAATTATTTTTATTTTCTCTTTCGTATTCATATTCATTAAATAACCTTTTCATTGTTTCTACTAATCCCCTAACACAACTACCACAGCTTGATGTTTCTTTATTAGTTTTAAATACTCTATTATGTATTTTAATTAGTTCTTTTTGTTCTATGCTATTAACTACGTTTTTATTAATACTAAAGAATCCTTTTAAATAGATGTATTCATCTTCATTTAAACATTCTATATTTTTATAAGGAAACATTTTATTTAACTTTTCTTTTCTCGTATCGCATCCGCAATCTTTTCCAAGTTTATCAAATATCCAATCAGTAGCTTGTTTTATTCCTGTGGCTTTTGTAATCTTTTCTACTGTATCTCCAAGACCTTTACTTTTCATTAATCTTTTTTTTTATTTGCTTAATACAATTATTTATAGTTCTCCATACAACTACGTGTGATATATTAGTTGCTGCGGATAATTTTCTTATACTGTGAAATTTTTTTCTATATAGATTAAATAACTTTTTATCAAACCAATAAAACTCATTAACAATATCATCTACCATTTGTTCAATATCAACATAGGGTTCTGCATCTGCTTTTATTATGTTTTTAAGATCTTTATTTATTAAAATATCTTTATCATTTTTAATTGTATCAATAAAAATATTTCGCATCATCTTATATATAAACGCTTTATTTAAAGAATCGTTATACAGTATATCCTTAATTTTAACTTTACCACTATCTATTTTGCTATGTAAAGCAATATAAAAGTCGTGTAATAAATCTTTTGGTGGTGTCTTACTATTTTTGCTTATTTCTTCAGCCATATTAAGCCAAATCTTTTCATCTCTTACCAAGATGTGCAATATATTATTTACTTCTGTGCTCATCTAGTTCCAGCAATAAATTAACAAAGTCATTATATTGTAATGCTATATAATCCTTTTCAAAGTTTTTAGTAAATACAACTACTGGAGTTTTTAAAGTTCCTCTTGCATCTCCTTCGCTTTGTTCTAATGCTTTCCAGATGTTTAATTTTTCTTGATTCTTACACTCCCAGCTATATTCGGATAATATTCCAGATAGTGTCATAATATCTCCTTTAATGGATAACCCTCCAGAATTTGGGGTTCTTCTTATATTTGTATTAAATTTTTTAGCAAGATCTTTTGCTATTTTTAGCTCAAATCTTTTACCTTTTTGATTTGCATTTAAACTCATAATATTTCAAAGTATTTTCTTATTGCTGCTCCTAACTCGTAATTGTTAGGATGTATATGACACAGATAATTAACAGCATTGCGCACATAACTATCAGAGATAATATCCTCCAAGTCCGATTGCTCATATTTTTTTTTATTCTTCAATATATTTTAAATATATATTTGTTAATAAACATCCACATAAAAAAACTGTAATATGCGATACTAAAAGCCAAGTAATTATTTCAGTCATAATATTTTTTTTACTCTTTGTTTTAGTAAAGCAGTTTCTTTGTATGCTTTAATATTTTGTAATTTTATGGAAATTATTTCACTTTTCAAAGTTTCTATGTAACTTTCTTGCTTAAACATAACGTTTAAAGCTAAATATAAGCTCTTTAAAGAACTTTCTGCTTCTTTTGGTATTATACTATTACCATACTTGTTTTCAATCTTTAGAATTAAAATTTCTATTTGATTTTTTGCGTGTATAAATTCTATGTCATTCATCTTTTTAAATCCATTGTATATAGTAACTCATCTCCAAGTTTAGTATCTATTGATTTTATTGTTCTATATATGTTTATGCTTTTCTTTTTTACTTCATCCTTTTCTCCTTTAGTTGAATCTGTACCTAGATGCGCATATAATGAGCAATCTATTCTTAATAATTCATCTATTTTTTGTTTATTAGTCCAACTTGTAAACTTTATAAACTTTTCTATATCTGTATATTTGTAATTCATAATTTTTATTTTAAAACATTGTTACCACCAATTGTAAATCCTAATCCACTATTATAATCGAATCTTAATGGCTCTGCGAGGTTGGTAGGTTTACCTCCAGTTTCTTTGTCTTTAATTTTATAAATATATACTTCTGATTGCATCCATAATTCTTTATGAGCTACTAACCTATGTAAACAAAGAAAGTTATCTACCCTATTTGGAAACACTTGTCCACCTTCACAATCTGCTTTTCTTGGTGCTTGTATATGGCCATTTAATGGGTGGTCTGGTGGGTAAACCCTTCTTGCTGCTTCTGTTTGTGGGTGTATTGAAATATAAATTGTTTTCTTAGTTCTATTGCAAAATTCTCTTACATCGTTACATATCTGGTAATTTCTATCGAACTGTGCAACTCTACGATTATGGTTTAATCCAGTAAATGGATCTATAAAACCACCATTACATTCTGTTTCTTCGAAGATATTTAATAATTGTTTATGGTCGTATAATTTTCTATTATCTATAAAATAAAAGTATTTATTAATAATATTATGATAATTTTCTATTTCGCTTTTCTTTAGTTCTTTAAGATTAGTGCCAACCCAAAATTGTATAATATCTCTTTTAAGTTGACCAACTTTATTTTCTCCCGACCAAATGCACCATTTCTTTTCGTACTTTTTACTAAGTGCAGTTAAGTACCATATTATCCAGTTTGTCTTACCTACATTATCTAAACCGAGAAACATATTAAATTCCCCTTGCTTATAAACATAATAATCATCTAATATGCAACCAATACCTAATCCTTTCTTTATTTTACCATCCTTATAGTCAAATAAATACTTTAGTGAATGTTCGTTATTACTTAGCATTATTTAGTATTTTAAGAACTTCTGGTTGTAATTTTAAAAGATTATCATTTTGGTATTTATCTTTTCTTTTTTTATCTTCTCTTTTCTCTATGCTTAGCGAATCCTTAGCGTTCGCTTTAGTAAGTCCACCTTTTCTTCCGTTAGCTGCATTAACCTTAGATCTCTTTTTAAATTCATTGTATTGTTCATCTAACCATTTAATACATATTTTATCATCTACTATTTTTAATAATTTACTATTTAATAAAGATACATAGTGTCTTGGTATTATAGTTTTTAATTGTTCTCTTGGTACATTACATTCTTTAGACCAATAGAAACAACAAGTTTTAATAAATGCGCCTTGTAGTTCTAAGTCCATAAAACTAATGCTTCCAGTAATCCATTGATTTGGAAAAAATTTAAAGTATGGTAACTCTTTCATAATTGATTTGTTTGATTTGATTGGTTTAATATATAAAAATATTTATTAATTTTTTTGGTTTTATTAAATTCTGTACTGTATGGAACTTTTTTAGTTATTATTTTAGATTCAATTAATTTTTCTTTTAATTCAGTTAAATTATATATATAATAACCATAGCCGTATTTACTTAATTCATCGTGTACTATATAAAAAGCAATTTTATTATAATATTCTGCAGCCATTATTAAACCTAAAAACTTATCTAATTGTATATATTTTTCTTGGTAATATTTAGATCTAAATTTAAATTCAATAATTCGTTTATTGTCTTGCGCATCCCATAAATCAAATTGACCTTTTGTTTTTTCTAAATTTAATTTGTAAGTATTATTTAAATAAAGCAAAGTTTTATTAGTTTTTTCTTGCTCAGTCATAATATAATTTGTGTTTAAATTCGTATTTATAATATGCTTTAATCTCTTTTAAACTTAAAGAATCCCAATTATATAGTTGGTCATTTGGTATTATTTTTTTTTCTTTAATTTGTTTATGAAAATAAATAATTACAAAACTTCTGTTTAAATTATATTTTTTACTTATATAAAAAACAGTTGAACCAGTTTGTAATAATAAGGGGATAAGTTTTTTATCCTCATCCCCTAAATTATCATATCTAACTTTAGAATAATTAACCTTAGTAAGCATTAAAAAGGTAAATCTGATTTTACAGTTTCTGTTTCTTCTGCTTTCTTTTCTTCTGGCTTGTATGTATCTACACTTAAAGAAACATCCTTATCGTACTGATCTGGTTGCTCTTTAAGATTAACATTTAATTTTAGATATGTTTTACCTTCGTACTCAAAAAAGTGTTCTTTGGCTTTATCTAAATGAACTGTAACTTTTAACCAGTCAGCTCCCATTTTTTTACCGCCTCCACAATATATTGTTTTTTGTTTTTCCATTGTTATTTGTTTTTGTTGTTTATAATCTGACATAAATAGCCATTCTTTTTTTATCACTTATATTTGTATTGTTTTTAAATATTCTCTGCAAGAGTTTACTCTGTCAATAATAGTATTAACCACATCTTCATCGTAATCTATTTCAAAGATCTTAATTCTATATTTATCCTCTAAATTACTAAAGATGTATTTTTTCTTAAAATCTTCGTAACCTAAAAAATTATTATCAGAGTTGTATCTGTACTCCTTTTCAATTAAATGTTCTGGAGTGTCCATTAAAGTATATATTAATTTGGCTTTCTTTAAACCAGTTAAATACATATACCCTTGTGTTTGATAATAATAACCCTTAGTTGGTATATTATCTTCCAGTAATGGAAAAGTAAAACAGTTCCAACTATTTTTAACCTCTATTATTTCATTGTCTGTAATAACATCTGGTGTACCAGTC